GATACAATTTTAGTCGCGGAATCATTGATAGCCGCGAAAAGTCTTGAGATTGCGGTAAGTGACTGGCTGAACAAACTATCCTTGGCAGACTCATCAGTTCGCGATGATCTGCAAGAACGGTTAGTCAGAGCGGGAATTGAAGCCGTAATGGAACACAGGATGACAACCCCGGTATTCATCAGCGCTCTGGAGTCATTACCAGAAACGAGCCGTGAAAACATTCGCCTGATCCGCGCCCATATTCGTCAGTATGCGGCCACTTTAACCCAGGCAGGCGAGGTGCATTCATGAAGCTAACCCTGCCATTTCCACCGAGTGTTAACACCTACTGGCGCGCCCCGAACAAAGGCCCACTTAAGGGCAGACACCTTATGAGCGAAGCGGGGAGACGTTTCCAGAGTGACGCTTGCGCCGCAATCATTGAGCAACTTCGCCGCTTACCAAAGCCATCGAGTTCTTTGTGCTCAGTTGAAATTCTGCTGTACCCGCCGGACAACCGTCGCCGTGACATCGACAACTACACCAAAGGGCTGTTTGACGCACTGACCCATGCCGGGGTGTGGGAAGACGACAGCCAGGTGAAAAAGATGCTGGTGGAGTGGGGGCCGGTAGTACCGAAAGGGAAGGTTGAAATTACGATATCCTTATATTTGGGAGTGGATGCATGATCAGTAGCAACTTGCAGAGCCTCCAATTTAGCAGTAGTGTCAAACATGAAGCGAAGCGGGCGTGCAGGCCCATCGCAATACAACCTGTGGAGAACTACATGAGTCAATTACTCGTAATTGACGGCGTTTCTGTACGCCGTGATCTTGATGGTCGTTACTGCCTGAATGATTTACACCGTGCTGCCGGGTCACTTGATAAGCACAAGCCAGCATTTTGGCTTCGCAATGAGCAGACGGGTGAGTTAATAAGCGAGTTGCAAATTAGCAACTCGGATAGCACTGAGCCGGTAAGTGTAATTCGTGGCGGTAATAGCCAGGGTACTTACGTTTGTAAGGAACTGGTCTATTCCTACGCCATGTGGATCAGTGCCGCCTTTAACCTCAAGGTAATCCGCACCTTCGATTCCTATCAAACCGCTAATGCTGCGCATCTTAAATCCGATCAGGTACAGGCAGGCGTCATTCTGCTTGAGTCTGCGGCGAAGATGCTGAACCTCTCCAATTCTTCCAAACTCGGAGCATACCAGAAGCTGCAACAGGTCGCTGGTCTGCCTGATCTGATGCCGAAATACGCCATTGATGCACCAGCCGGTGCGCCAGATGGCTCCAGCCGCCCGACATTTTCCCTTAGTGCTCTACTTAAGCAGTGCGGTATCCGCATGACGGCAAACCAGGCTTACCACCAGTTGGCAAGGCTTGGGATTGTTGAACAGAGAGAGCGTCAAAGCCGTACTGGCGTTAACGGCGTTAAGCGCTTCTGGTCGGTAACATCAAAGGGCTGCATGTACGGCAAGAACATCACCAGCCCAGCTAATCCGCGGGAGACTCAGCCGCACTTCTTCGAAGCAAAATTCACTGAACTGGCTCGCATGCTGGATAAAGCAAGGTAAGGGCAATCACGATGAGGACAACTCCCCCACACCTGCAGCCTGTGCTTTCAAGAATAAAGCGCTTTGTTGAGAAAATGCCAGAAGGCACAACTCTGACTCAGCTTTCTCAGAAGGTGTATGCCTACAACCAGTTACAGAAGAAAGACAAAGAACTTCTGGTAGAGATTATCCGTGAAAACGGGATGTTGCTCGTTGTAGGTGATGGCAGGACAACGACTTTCCATCATCCACGCTTTGGACATCAGGCAGTGACAAACGCGGTCGAAGAAGAAACGGTAACGGAGAATACAGTGATTAAGAAAACGGTAACGCCGGAAGATTTACGCAAGCAGGCTGAGGAATTGATCCGTGCAGCGGAAGAGGCAGAGAAAAAGGCAGGTGATCGGGCTGAAATTAAAAAACAACTCGATCCTCTTAAACTGGAAATCCTTCAATCCTATGGGATGGCCAGCCGCAAATTCGATGAATTTGTTGATGCTATGGCTGATATGGGAAAAGCCGTTCAGAAGCTGAAACAGCTTTCGCTTTAAGGAGTCGGGCTTGAGAGCGCTCCTTAAACCCGTAATTATCCCTGAACTGGGGCTGGTGGCTTTTCGCCCCGGCTCTCAATTGCTGCCTCATTTTCACCGGGGCCGCATGCTCATTGAAAACGAGCCTGAGCGCCTGTCAGACTTGCCAAGCGGTGAAATCCCACCAGCAGATCAGCCGCTGGCAGAAGACCCCGCGTTAAGTTCAGTATTCACTGATGAGGCAGTGTTACGCCGCGCTGGTGGCCTGTCTGGTCTGGAAGACTGGTTATTACGTGACAATAGCTGTCAGTGGTCGCATGAATCCTGGCACGCTGAAAACATTACGACCATGCGCCACACACCCGGCGTGATTCGGTTGTGCTGGCACTGTGACAACCAACTACGCGATCAGCACACCAGCGCACTGGAGTCTATCGCCCTGGCGAACTGTGCCGCTTACATCCTCACAGCGGTTCGCCGTGAACTGGGGTTCGATGACACCCATTCACTGACGCTGCCTGAGCTTTGCTGGTGGCTGGCCCGCAATGGCCTGGCTGATGCAATACCGGAAACCGCAGCGCGTCAGGTGCTGCGTCTGCCAAAACCGGTTATTCACTCGGTAACAAGAGAGGCCGATATTGTGCCAACACGCGGACCCTCTGAGATTGTGCAGGAAACGGCAAAGAAAATACTGGCGCTTCGCATCGACCCGGAGACGCCGGAATCATTCATGCTGCGCCCAAAGCGCCGCCGCTGGGAAAACCCCACATACACCCGCTGGGTTAAAGCACAAAGATGCGCCTGCTGTAATAACCCGGCAGACGACCCACACCACGTTATTGGACATGGACAAGGAGGGATGGGAACCAAAGCCCATGATTTATTCGTGTTGCCGCTGTGCAGAGCGCACCACGACGAACTACATCGGGACCCTGTGGCTTTCGAAGCCAAATATGGCAGTCAGCTAACGCTGCTGTTTCGTTTTTTAGACCACGCTCTGGCTATTGGCGTGCTGGCGTAAATCTGTGGAGAGAATTGATGCGTGATATTCAACGGGTATTGGAGTTGTGGGGTGCGTGGGCAGCGAGTGATTCATGTAATGTCGACTTCTCTCCCATAGCTGCTGGATTTAAGGGGTTATTGCCTCAGACCAGCAAAACACGAATTATGTGCTCAGATAACGATGGGCTAATCATTGAAGGGTGCATGGCGCGCCTGATGAAACGTAAGCCTTACGATTACCATTTACTGGTAGGCCATTATGTATTCATGATGTCCAAGCGGAAGATGGCTAAAAGTCGTAAAAAGAGCGAAAAGCAGATACGCATTGAAATGCAGATGGCTGAGGGATTTATCGAGGGTTGTTTGTCAATGTTAGACATCCGTCTAGAGATGGACTGTTGAATGTATGCAAAGCCCGATTATTCGGGCTTTTTCTCAACATCACGCACATAAAGTATTACTGCAGATTTAATATCACCATCTACGTGCTTGGCATTAATGCTTAGATGTACTGGCTTTCTTTCCCACTCAGCTCGTTGCAATGCTTCTTTGTTGCCAGACTCATCAAGGAAAATGTCCTGAACGACACATGTAAGGCGCTGGTCGGCCTCCGCATCCACACGGCGAACTTTTACTTTGAAGGATTCAGGATCGGTATTGTTCACTTCTTCAATACGGTAAATGCCATCAATTCTCATCTCATATGAACGCCTGCGCGCATTGGTGACCAACTCTTTTGCCATTTCTGAATCAATGGTTACACCATCGATTTGAGCACTGTCAGAGCGAACGAATGATTTCACCATCTGAGTTTTAGCATCGTAAGACATACGATCCATGTTATCGAGAAGCGGCTTCTGGGCTATCATTTCTGAGATAACCTGCAATCGCTTGGTTTCCTGCTCACTCATGACCTGCATTGTGCGAAGATGCTCTTTATCTCCGTCTTTTGCAATTTCTGCCAGGCGAGTATCCTTGCGGTTATCTAAAAACCGTTTAAATACTGTTACTCCGCCCCAGATTACTGCTGCGCCGAGAACAGTAAACATGATCTCAGTTGCGTTCATTTTCCCAGCGAGTTCCTGTGTAAGTTTGGTTAAGAAACCGTCAATGTTAATCTCGACCAGCGACGAACCTTGCTCTACGGTGACTTCAATTTCCAGCGCGTCTAGCTCTTCTTTCGTTAGTCTTCGAACGTCAGGAATACCGTATTTTGCGAGGGCATATGATTTGTTAATCTGCGACTGCATTTCAACAAACCCCTTCATAACAGAAGGTGTTAGTGATTTGTTGAATTTTTCACCAGTTAATCTGATAGTCAGATTCGGCCAACCATTGAAGCTAAGGCTATCCGGAAGACCATAACCATCTAAATAGCTTTCAATTAAATCAAATGCTTGCTGCTCAGACTCAACATCAACGTGAATATCTTCAAAATCGTCCAATGCTATATCCCCATTTTAAGCGAATTGTCGCCATGAGGTTAGGCAACGATTGCTTTCCATTATTTTTTTACGCTGTGTAACAAGAAAATAATTCAAAAACATTTAGAAATCACTAACGCGGTCCGCATTTTGTTATGTAACGTGTTAAGAGTGGTCACTTGAACACGGACTTAAAACACTTTTTAAACCTCGCTTCGGCGGGGTTTTTTCATTTCTGGCCTCGGGAATCACACACAACCTTCCCTTTTTACGAAAGCGCCCGAAGGCCAGATATCTTCCACACAGCACCCCGACTTAATCGGAGGTGAATCTATGGCTAAGCGTATGCACGATAAAGAGGGTATTGCCGGGGTGACCTGGATTGTTCTGCTGATCATTGCGGGCTGGGGCGGCCTGGTTCGCTATCTGATCGATATCAGACAAAACAAAGCAGCATGGAGCTGGGTAAACGCATTAGCACAAATGATCGTATCAGGTTTCACAGGTGTGATTGGTGGGTTAATTAGCATTGAAAGTGGCCTGAGTATTTACATGATCCTGGCTACAGCCGGGATAAGCGGCGCGATGGGATCGGTCGCACTGACGTATTTCTGGGAGCGGTTTACCGGGGTAAAAGTTCAATGAATCTCAATCAGTTTCAAAAGGCGGTCCCCTTTGACGCCGGTTCAGCTTCGCGCTGGCTCCAGCCACTTAACGACGCGATGGCCGAGTTTGGCATTACGAGCACAATCGACCAGGCGATGTTTATTGCCCAGGTTGGGCATGAAAGCAGCAGTTTTAGCGCGCTGGTGGAAAATTTTAACTACAGCGTTTCAGGTCTTGCGGGTTTTGTCCGTGCGGGGCGTATCACCCCGCAGCAGGCTCAGGCACTCGGACGCAAGCCTGATGAGAAAATTTTACCCGTTGAGCGTCAGCGCGCGATTGCCAACCTGGTTTACAGCAAGCGTTTTGGTAACACCGCTCCCGGCGATGGCTGGAAATACCGGGGACGTGGACTGATTGGCATTACCTTCCTGGATAATTACAGGCGCTGCGGTGTCGCGTTGAAACTTGATCTTGTTACCTACCCTGAACTGCTGGAAGAAGATGTCAATGCCGCTCGATCAGCCGCGTGGTTTTACGTCACTCACGGCTGCCTGAAATATCCCGGCGACGTGGGCCGGGTCACGCAAATTATTAACGGCGGTCAGAACGGCATCGGTGACCGCCTTGACCGTTACAACCGCGCAAAACGCGCAATGGGGGCATGATGGTTATCGAAAACTGGAAGCAAAGCTGGAAGTTATTCAGCGTTCAGGCTCTTGCTGTCGCCGGGGCAATCCCCGTTATCTGGTCACAATTACCCGATGACGTCAAAGCAATGATCCCTGCGAGCTGGATGGGCGTAATCACTGCGGTTGTGGCGGTTTGCGGCATCGTTGGTCGCCTGGTAAAACAGCCTGCAGCTTCGGACCCGAAGTGATGGGTGCCCTGGAAGCCATTATCGGCGGCATTATCACCCTGGCTCTTCTTCTGTTTGGTGCACACCGTGTCGGAAAGAGTCAGGGTAAGGCAGAGGCAAAAGCCGACGCGCAAGAGCAGGCCGCTTCCGATGCTATCGCCGCCACTAAACGCCGGGTTGAAGTAATCAAAGAGGCCAGCGATGTACAGCAGACTGTTAACCATTTGCCTGATGATGATGTTGATCGCGAGCTGCGCAACGAGTGGAAGCGCCCCGGTAGTAACTGACACCGCGTGTGTCTGGGTGAAACCGATTTACCTCACCGAACACGACATCGATGTCCTGGACAAACAAACGAAGCGCGACATTCTGGTGCATAACAAATCGTGGCAGGCGAACTGCCATAAGGAAACCATAGCCTCGCAATAGCGGGGCTTTTTTATGCGCCTCGCACGCGCAGCCTAACGATAACTTTCAGTCGTGAGCCTGGGGCATTCCGCTTTATCGGGCGGTCTTCCCGTGCGACAGGCTCACATCTAAAAGGAAACAAACATGAACTGCCAGATTAAAAAAGTGATCGTCAGCATTTCATCGCTTGGCTCTAAGCTTTCCGGTGAGCACCTTACTGTTCACTTGTATGCCAGCAATGAAGCTGAAAAGTTGTTAGTTGGACGTGTGGATTTTATGGGTAAAACAGACGCTGATTTCAAATGTTCTCTGAACGTAATTTGCCCTGATGGGTTTGATCTCTCGGCCATTGCCGTGGATGAATTTGGCGCGCCACATCCCTTTCACGTCTGCTGGGACATAGCGATCGCTGATGATTTGTATTATCCGTGTGGTGGATTCCTTACGCCTGAAAAGGCTATGAGTAAAGAACTTTCCGGCGCTGCTGGCGATGTCCTGTATGCGCTTTTCTTCCGTGGCGCGCTGGTGGATGGTGACTTGCCATCAAAGGCTGGCGCTGCTGAACTGCGTGAAATGGGTTACATGAAGACGCAGGACACGGTAACGCCGTTCTGTGGTGAGCACCATTTCAACTTCCTCACTCCTGCCGGGCAAGAGTTCGCTATCAGCTATCTGGTGGACAGTAAATTTGGCGGGCGGCCACCACGTTCTGTAAGCGAGTTGGTATTCAAGGCTGACCGTTTCAAAATACAGGCGAATGGTTTCAAAATACAGGCGAATGTTGACGCTATTGTTGAAGCGATGAAAGAAACACACGCCAGACAAGAAGCGATGATGGCGGATCTGGCCTCTGCTCAGGCTGCTATTACAGAAATCATTAACCAGGCTGTGAATGATGCTATTGCTAACTCGCTCAAACCGGGTGGTTTACTGTACGCGAGGAAGTGACTATGCGCATAAGGATTGAACGATGCCCGCTCTAATACCGAGAGCGTGCCGAAAGCGTGGATGCCCAGGCACTACCACGGACCGTTCAGGCTACTGCGATAAGCACCGCAACGAAGGTTGGGAGCAGCACCAGCAGGGCAGGAGCAGACATCAGCGTGGATACGGCAGCAAGTGGGAGATTCGCCGCACTCGCATCCTCAGCCGTGATAACCACTTGTGCCAGTCATGCCTCAAAGAGGGGCGCGCCGTACCTGCTGTGACCGTTGACCATATCAAGCCGAAGTCGCAAGGGGGGACCGATGATGATGCCAACCTGCAAAGCCTGTGCTGGCCGTGCCACCGACACAAAACAGCGACCGAATGAGATCGATTCTCATCAAGGCGGGGGGGGGGATCAAATCCCTGCAGCCGTGCGGCCTGCGGACCGACGCCTGACCTTTCTTCACATCGCCGCAGGTTACGAAACTTTTTTTGGGGATCCCCAGCCGATCATTAATAGGAGTTTTCGATTATGT